AGAGAAGGGCTGAGATATCAGGTAATTGGAGTACTACTGCCGGTAAAGAGTTGGGGGGAATAGACTGGCTACCTAACTCACTAAATAAATTAGACTTAGCTGACCAAAGAGCTTTACGAGAGCATTTAGAGGTTGTCTCAGGATTACTATCACCTGTTGAGGGCATGGCAAAAGTATTTAGGCGTCCTACACGATACATGAAATACTTTAAGGCTAGCATGGACTTTGGAGCCCCACTAATTCACGGCTTCAACGCACTAATAAGAATGCCCAATATAGGCAGGCTTAGGAAAGGTGATGTTAGTGGCGCACTTGCTTCACAAAAAGCATGGCTGTGGGGTGTTAAGAATATGGCTAAATTCTTCTTTGCACCAGAAACCTATAGTGCTTATATAAATGACCCAGTAAATTATAGAATAATGGCAGAAGCTAAAGACTATGTACGTCTTGGGCATGCTGAGCCCTTAGTCGGTATGGATAACGCTGACCTATTGAATGCAACTAGAGCCCATGTTAAGAATAAAATGGAGCCTATATTCGGTAAGCATGCGGCATTCTTAGGAAGATTTGAAGATTCATTTACCGGGTATTTAGATGTTCTGCGTACTGAGTTGTGGAAGGGTATGAAGCCTAGTGTAGATGATGCACTAATTAAACGAGGTATTACAGACCTAACTGCTGATAATCCCATAGTGAGGCGATACTATACAGACTTAGGCCAAGTTATTAATAAGATGTCTGGTGTCTATGACCCAGAACTATCACTTAGAACACCATTCCAAGGGCTGGTAGAAAATAGCCTGTTATTCTTTGCTCCTATGTACAGAAGAGCAACATACGGTGTTATAGCTGACTTATTTGCAAAAGTGGCTACTGGTGGTAGGTCAGACAAATCTGGGCTCAAATGGAAAAACTCAATGCAACAGTTGAGTGGTCTGGCAGTGGCAGGTTTAATGATGGGTGAGTTGGCTGAGGCTACAGGAAATACTAGGGGTGACTTCCTTGATACTGATGAAGACCTAGCAATGAGGGATGAGAATGGTAACTTTGCACTAGACCTAACAGCTAGGTTTGGGAAGTTCCATACTAATGAAGTACAGCTAGGTATTGGTACTGCATGGTGGACGGCATTTAGAATGTCATCTGAAATAGCTATGCACCTAACTGATAATACTACACTAGCTAAACAGGATGATAACCCATCTTGGAAAGACCATTGGGCATTTAGGATGGTGAGGCAGAGGGGTAGGTCTCAGCTTGCACCACTCAGCGGTATGTTTATGGACGTAATTACTGGGCGGACATTTATTGGTGACCCACTCAGAGATGGTGATGAGAATGACTGGGCGGCTATAGCGGCGAGGGTAGGACAGGCTGGAGTACCTTTCTGGCTTGATGGCGCACTCTCCAATAATGATATTGGGCAGGTAGGTGTATCAATGATTGGTGAGTTCATGGGGCTACAGTCTTATGAAATTAGTAGTTATGATAAGTTATCTAAAGCAAGAAGTTATGCTATAAGAAACTGGAATGGTGAGAAAACAAGAAAGTGGAGACAGGAACAAGAACGTAATGGTAATAAGGTTAGCTGGCTAAATGCGTCTAATATAGTAAAGGCTGAAATTGACTCTGGGAATGTAGCTGTTCAAGGTTTACTGGCTGACCACAGGGAAGAGTATGGTAATAAGGCTTTTGGAGATGCCAGACTTTTCTCAGAATATAATGAGTTAAGAGCCTCCGCAGAACTTATAGCAGTACAGGCAATGGCAGTTGCCTCACAACTATTTGAGACAGGACAAATTAATGCTAGAGAGTTATCTGTACGAATAAATAAGTCTAAGTATTTAAGGCGAGAAACTAACAAGGCACTACTGGAAACTGATAAGTTTGCCTCTATCGCACAATATTTTGTAGACATAAGAAATAACGCAATAGAAAATCCTATATCGGCTGATGATATAGGGGTAGGTTTTGCTGGCGATATAGTATATGACGAATGGGCTTTTACAGTATTTCCTGACGACAATAGATTCTATGACGAATCTACTGGTGAGTATTTGTGGGAGGCTCGTAGATTGGCAGAAGATAAATTCTGGGCAGATGGTAATAATGAGTATTTCAAAAAGTATGTGACAGAGAGAAGGCAAAAATGGTTAGCAGACTTACCTACTATAAAAGCATTTGAAAACGCTAAAGACCAGTTAAGAGACTCAGGGTATTGGGATATAGAAGAAAGGTTATGGGCGAATAACGACAAGATGCGTGATAAGGCTAAACGATTCTTACAAGTAGACGCATTTAAACGAGAACAGTTAAAAGATACAGATAATGACTATAAATGGATTGAAAAACAGATTACTCGTGAAAGAGAACAAATACGTAAAAACGACCAAAATGTAGATAGGATACTGGTGACATGGTATAAGTATAAGCCTATGCACCGTAGCAATTATTATTTAGAAAGAGACTTACAGGAACTGCATAATAGAGGGGCAGTTACTGCTCCCAGTAATGCTTTTTCAGTTAGTCCAACAGGAGCAATATCAGTAGACCATACAGTCCAAGCAGTCCAATAATTGACAGGAGATGTATAATGTGGTATAATTTAAATGGAGTACTAGCGTGGGACATCCAAGGAGGCACTAACCGTGGCTGAGTACGAGGCTAATCAAGATAGCAATAGCACTAACGCAGAAGCGGACATCTATGATGGCGTATCTGATGAGCAAAAGACATGGCAACGACAACTGAACCGGGCCAGAGAGCAAAACAAGGAACTGTTAAAAGGGTATCTGGAGTTAGGCGAAACTAAAGCGACTCTATCACGTGTGGAGGGCGCAGTTGAATCACTCATTGACCACTTTGCGCAAAGTAGTTATGGTGAATCTCCAATCACAGGCGTGAAGGATAGCATGGCTCAGCAGAGGCAGATGGACACTTCAATGCTAATGCACAGAACTCAAATTGCCGATGTATTACATGACAATGACAGTAATTGGGACTCCGAACAAATGGAAGAAGCTAGGACTAAGTGGGATGCAGGAGACCATGCTGGTGCGTTGTCCTCTGTCCAGTCAGCTTTTTCACAACCAGTGGAAGATATAGATGCGGAAGTTGAACGGCGTGTAACCGAGCGTTTACGAGAAGGGGGGCGAGAAGTTGATTCTGGCTCTTCTGTAGGCGCAGGACGGAAACGGATGACGTTGGCTGACGCAAATATATCTCCCGGTATGAGCGAAGCAGATATGAAGGCTCATGCCGACACGGTTTTAGACCAATTCTTTAGGAGATAACGAATGGCAACAGGAGCGACAGAGTTTATTGATAACACTACTGCTGATGTCTTCATACCAGAGATTTGGTCATCCTTGGCAATTGTCGCACGAGAAGCACAGTTAGTCTTTGCTAAGTTAGTTGACCGAAAATTTGAAGATGGGCTGACGAAAGGTGATAAACTAAATATACCTAACATTAGTGACTTAGCCGCAAGAGCTAAATCAATAAACGCCGCCATCACGTATGAGACAGTCACAGAGACAAATACTACCATTACTGTAGACCAGCATTACTATGCGGCTATAGCAGTTGAGAGTATTACTAAAGTCCAGTCTGACAGAGATATGCTTGCGGCTTACGCAGGCAAGCTAGGTTATGCACTAGGACTAAACGTAGATGATGCTTTAGCATCACAGGTTGAGGCTGACTGGTCTGGACAGACAGTTGGCACACTCGCCGCAGAGAATACATACCACGACTACCTAAGGGCTATACAGTATCTTGATGATGCTAATGCCCCAGCGGACAGTCGCTACTTTGTAATCTCACCAGCATCCGAAGTCGGACTGCTAAAAATGGATACCTATATAAATAACGACTATACAAACATACACGGCACTGGCAGAGAGTCAGCGCTGGATAAGGCTTATATATCGTCATTCTTGGGTGTTCCAGTATACAAGTCCACAAACGTCGATGGTACTAACTCGGCAGGCCATGACAACACCCTCTTCCAGAAAGAGGCTCAGGCACTTATTATGCAAATGACTCCAGACATGCACACGATGTTTGATATTGATTATTTTGCAGACAAAGTAGCTATTGAGCAACTATATGGTGAGCAGGTAATGAGGTCTGACCACGGAGTATGGATTAAAGGAGCCTAAATTGGCAACAACGAAGAAGAGTGAAGCTACTGATAGTAGCGCAGATGTACTAGAGGCTATATTAATTAAACTAGGGGCTATGGAAGACCGAATCTCCACTATGGAAACTAAGTCTTCCG